AGAGATCGGTGTCGATGTGTAATTTGTTTGTTTTTCTATTCCACCTAATTGCTCTCTCATTTCTAAACAACTGTTCAAGAGTAGACATGTGAGTCTTAGTCATAGAGTAATAAGTAATATCTGCACTCAGAAGATTATACAAATCATTCAACGCAAACTGATAGTCAACATCAAACAGTCCGTCAGATTTGGAACCGACGATAGCACCAAATTTAAACACTCTTACAATGTTCAGAATGTTATTACTGACTGTGATGTATCCGTTTTCGATATCACCTTTTGAAATACTACTGATTGTAGCGGTGGTTCCAGAATCAGCACCAGTAATTGTTTCACCCGCTTCAAAGGGAGCAGCAGTTTTAGTTTTTTCGTAAACCACAGAGGCTCCAGAACTACTACTATGTACTGTTGCTTTTGCGCCTGATGTTCCGCCCTCAATAGTTTCCCCTGCCGTAAATGTTGCACTGCCAGTAAGGGTCAGAGTAGAACCAGTTAATTTATGTTTAACGTATGTTCTTTCTGTTCCATCGAAATGATACTCATTCCAATGTTGAAGGGCATCGTCAATGCGATCTGAAACTTGATCATCATCAATATTGACTTCGATGACGGGTTCGCCCAATCGTCTTAAACAATAGTCGATGAGTTCCTGTCTTGTTGACAAAGCCATGTTAGAACTCCCAATAAAAGATTTATAGTGCCACTATTTATAATCTTTAAGATTGGTCATAGGCATATAGCAGTGCCTTCAGAGCGTCTATCTCGTTTTTTACAAAGGCAGTAGTGGCTATTTGAGTAGTATTTGTGCCTGTTGAGGCGGTTGGAGCGGTAGGTGTTCCTGTCAGAGCAGCACTAGTAAACATAGTGGCCTTACTTTCATTTGTCACATTACTCACAGAACTAGCAAGAGCATAGGTCTGCAAGTCACTTATCTGAGACTCAGTAATACTCAACGCAGCTTGATGTGCGGTCACTGCGGCTTCTGAAACCGCCGTTAGATAACTCTGCAAATCACTAATCTGAGACTCGGTGATAGATAATGCAGCTTGGTGGGCAGTGACATCCGACTGAGTTACTGTATAATCATCAATCGCACCAATAGCAGTCCTTACCTCTGCGGCAGTGATACCAGTGGCAAGAGCAGGGGTTCCAGAATTATCCTCAAGAGCTGGTGCAGCAGGAATGGTAGGTTTGCCACTTAAAGAACTATAAGCGCCATCAAAACTAGAAGTACCCGCGCCGATGGCAGTTCGTACTTCTGCAGCTGTAATACCAGTGGCAAGAGCGGGAGTCCCAGAATTATCTTCAATAGCAGGAGCGGATGGGATTGTTGGAGTCCCAGACAGAGAACCATACGCACCGTCGAAACTTGATGTTCCTGCGCCAATTAGAGTTCTTACCTCTGCGGCAGTTATCCCTGTTGCGAGTTCTGGTGTACCAGAGTTATCTAATATCGCAGCTTCATCAACATCACCGCCAACCGCGTCTGCTCCGATAAACTTACCAGTAGCAGAGTTGTATTTTAGAAACTTGCCATTTACAAGTGCGGTAGACCTATCGACATCATCCATGTCTTTGATATTGACTGCACCGCCGCCACCCATTCCTTGTTGGGCAAGATTCAAATTAGTGATGTGTCTCTTGAGGTCTTGAATTTGTTTCTTGATTGACTCTACTTCAGCAGACTCTTCGGTGATCTCTTTCTTCTTGGTCTTCAAGTATTCCAGAGCTTGTTCTTGGAGTGGCGTCTCAGCTAACGCTTCGAGAATTTCTTTGTCTTCTTCAAGGACTTGCTCGACTACTTCAATTTCTTCTTCAGTAGTGGCAACAGGTTCCTCATTCTTTTCTATAACTGGTGATGTCAGCCATGCTTCCATCGCGGCGACTTCACGCTTCTGTTGTTCTTCTTGTTCTTTTAGTTTTTTGAACTCTTTAGAAAATTCCTCAACAAAATCCTTTTGGATTTTTACTGATTTTTTTGAGCGCTTTTGAGTCTCCGCTTTGGATTTTTTCTTTTCCTCAGCAATGGCTGCAAAGAATTTGGAGAGTTCATCTGACATAATAAATATTTAACGTGTAACTTGTGGGGTGACGGTTATAATACCCTCTCGCACACGAACAACCTCTGGTGAATCTGCAATTTCGACATCATACACATATCTTCCAGCTTTCAATGCGCCAGTTTGTGTTGCGGTAAGTGATATGGTTATCACGCCCGTTGCGTCTACTTGAGCAGTGGTGAAATCTGTTGCGGTGCTACTACCATACGACTTTCTAATCTGGCCGGTTGTGGTATATCCAGCAAGATTCTTTGCAGTCGATCCATCGGTGGTGACAGAAATGGTGGCGCTGAAGGTTGATCCTTGGTCAACCACTAAATTCTTTACAGTTTTGACGGTCATAACGCTTTCCTCAGTGTCTAAATACTATTTATAATATGGGAGGATTATCTTGAAAACCATCGTGACTCTCCTTTACGGAGACAAATATAATGCAGATGATGTCCATCGTATTTATCATGATACTAAACAATACAGACACGTTTGTATTGTAGACGATAAAAACAAAAAATACCTAAACAAAAACATAGAGACATTGCCTGCGGGTGAAGACGAAACATTTGAAAAAATAAAAGTCTTTAGTCATGATTGGCATGGTGATTGTATATTCCTAGACCTTGACCTTATCGTACAAGGGTCTCTCGACAAAGTTTTTCGCAAAGAACCAACTATATGTTATTGTTATTGGAAAATAAAAGAACACGTTACACACGGTGATCATAAATACGACTCAAACCAAGTATATTTAAAAGACGGCAACCCAAATGCAGCATGGATGCAAAGGTGGAAGGGGTTGTGGAACTCCAGTGTTATGGCTTGGAGTGACAACAATGCTAGATATATTTACGATCACTTCAAAAAACACGACCAATATTACATGACTAAATATTGTGGCGATGACAGGTTTCTCTATCACGAAAATTTATTTAGTAATGTATTCCCAAGGGGATTGATCTATTCTTGGTTGAATGGTGTTGACTCGGCAACAGATGTATCACCCAGAGCATATCAAATAAAACCAGACTATCCTATAGTGTTATTGAATGGACAAAAATCAAAAGAACAATTGAGACAAGAATATTATGATGCATTTTCTATGCATAAGATGGGGCAACAAATACAGTCCTGATTATGTAAACAATCTCTACAAGATGGTTCAACAGAATTACAGTAAACGACATAAGTTTATTTGTTACACTGATGATCCAGAAGGTATTGATAAAAATATAAAGATAAGATCAATTCCAACTGTAGACACCCTACATCCAGATACATGGTTTGGTAAAGAAAATTATTGTTGGGATAGGGCAAAGTTTCTGGTATTGAACTCTCACCGTTGGTTGAGAACCAAGGGCCCTTTCTGTTATATGGATTTAGATGTTGTTATTCAAAACAACATCGATGATATCTTTGAGTTGAGTAAAACTCCTCACATGATTTACTCCCACTGGGAAAATCCAAAAGTGTTGAATGATCGTAGGTTCAAGGATGTGAGAGGCACTTTATATAACTCTAGTGTCATGTTGTGGTGTAATGACGAGGGAGAAAAAATATACAATGATGTAATCAAACATAAGGACACCGTTTATAAAACTTTCTGGAAAGGCACTGATAACTATTATCCATATCGCGAGCATAACGTGGTGGGTGATAATTACTGGTCTTTTCTGCCGTCAGATTGGGTTTACTCTTACAACAGAGGACAATCCTATCCAGATAATTTAACAGAACATCTGTATAGAGAAAAGGCAAAGTTCTGTATCTTTGAATCTCCAACGGGGTCTCCGCAAAAAAACTACAAACCCCATGAAGTTCGTGACTACAATATTCTGGTACACTGGCACGGCAAAAATGAGTTTGAAAAACTTTGGATGCCCAAGTTTCCAGAAAACTTCTTTACCAAAAACAAACACACGGACAGAATTGATACACTAATCAAGGATGCAAATGCCTACGATCCGTTTGTCAAACAAATAGAATCCAGACACATAAAAACTATCAAAGAACTTGATGGTGATCTGATTTCTATGCACAAAAAGTTTCTTGCAGATTTCCCCACCGACCCCCTCTTGTTGGAGGGTGACGAATCGTTGTATTGGAATAAAGATGTAGACGGCATCTACAATTTCTACAAAGAAAGATACGTTTACAAAATGCATAAGGTGGTCTTTGATGTTTTGGTAGATAAGTTTTACAAAGACTTACCTCGTATAAAAGAGGATTGGGAGAAGTACAAAGACAAGTTTGACAGTATCAAAAACTGGTCACAGTTTGATTCAATGACAGATGAAACTCTGGAAAGAAACTACATGGATCAGGGTGTCATAAACAAACTGCGGCAGATGGTCAACGAGAATGATCTAACATCTCTGACGAACCAACTGATTGAATACTTTCCAGAACTAGAAGAACAGTTGAAGGGAACCATCCCAGAGATCAAAGAGTCTGTCCCAGAGTTAGAAAAAGAAATATCTAACTTCACATTCATCAGAAGAATTGAACCACAACACAAAAAGATCATCAAAGAAATCTTTGACACTGGTGATATGATATCCATGCACAAAAAGTTTTTGGCAGACTTTCCAGATGACCCGATGTTGCAACGAGGCGACCAATCTCTATACTGGAACAAAGACGCAGATGGCATATATGATTTTTACAAAGAGAGATATATTTATCGACAACACAAAATTGTGTATGAAGAGGCATCCACTCACGGGCCCGTAAGATACTTCTGGAACATAAGCTGGATGCAGTGTTTTGCATTGTATCGTAGACTGTGGTACAAGAATGATCTTCCACAAATCAAGAAAGAGTTTATGAAGAATGTCGAACTCTACGGCATTCAGAGATTGTTTTGGGACGCGGATGACGCAGACACACAGAAGTTATACAAGAGATACTACATAGAAAACCTCAAGGAACTTTTTTATAAACAGGACTATGAGGCGGTGTTTGAAAGACTCTACAACATCATGCCCAAAGATGAACTATTGAGTATTCTAAAACAAGACAACATATCAGATGATGATACTCTTGTCAAGTATTTTCAAATGCATGGAGAACAATACTCCGACTTGTATCGGGGTCTTTATGAGGATGGGTCGCCAGATGGAGCACTGGTGCAACTTAGCAGTAAAACCAATGACACCTCTGATCCATACAATGACATATTTCTAACAGAACATGAACACAACTTGCAATCAATCAAAAAAATATTTGAAAGATATAGAGTAAACTGGGTCACATTAATGTGCGAACTTTCTGACCCAACAAAGTCAGAACACTTTGAAGAGATATGTAAATACTTTTATGACAATGGCGTAACCTTAACGGTGCAAACATACGACAAGTCATTTATAAAACCAAAATGGGTTGACGAAATAGAGTACATAGATCAACCACAACAAACAAAAAATATGCCTATGGTACAAGAAAGTATTGCAAGTGATATACCAGTAAACCTAGAAACATTAAAAATGTTCAAGAAACAGGATGAAGTCAGGAGACCAAAACCAAAATCAAAAGTTGCAGAACCAGTGTGGTGTGATGCCAGAAAGAGTGGTTACTTTTATGTTAGCGCAGACAGCGGCGCCTATCCGTGTGCGTGGATTGCACGAGATGTATTAGAGAATAAACTTTTGCCATATCATCCTCTTGACTATGCTTACAATAAGCAGTATAATAATTTAAAGAACTTTACTGTAGGTGAAGTAATATATAGTAACGACTTTGAAAACATCAGTCAAAGTTTAAAGATAAGTCCCCTATCAATTTGTAATAAAAAGTGTGGCAATTGTAATGCGAGTTAATGTAGTATGTAGCAAGTGGGGGAAAAAATACGGCCCGCATTTTGTGAATAGATTATACAACATGTCTAAAAGGAACATCCCAGAAGACAAGTTTGATTTTCATTTTTATTGTTACACGGATGACGCCACGGGGTTATATGATGATATTAATGTTATTGACTTTCCTGATATTCCTAATATCCATCCTAAGTATTGGTTTGGTTCTGAAGACTTTAAGTATGGTATGGCCAGATGTTGGGACAGGCCTAAAACTTTTGTTTTCAACACTCATAACTTTGGTCATGATAAGCCAACTGGTCGTTTTGTGTTTTTTGATTTGGATGTCATCATTCAGCGAGACCTTACACCTATTATTACTCATAACCTAGAACAACCAACAAAGATGCGGTCATGGTGGCAAGACCCCAGACCAATGTTGAGTAGAAGGTTTAAACTATCACATGGTGCTTACACTAACGGCAGTTGTCAGGTTTGGAGTGACGATCAATGTGAACCCATCTGGGAAGATGTACTAAAGAACCAAGAAAAAATATGGTACACATTTACAGATGGTACAGACAACTATCACTCATGGAGATGGGGGGAATATGGGTCAAAACTATGGGACTACTTTCCCTCTTGGATGGCGTACTCTTACAATCGCGGCAGATCATGGGATGAAGATGATTTGAATGTAGGAATCTATAGAGAGAACTGTATTCTTTGTGTGTTTAACGTGGATTTACTACCCTTTGAAGATAAGAGTCGAGGTCATACCAAACAAGACGAATTGGCTGACCCCAAATTATTGGAGCATTGGAGATGAA